ATGGAACTGGCATTCAAATCACAGAAAAGTCTCAAGCCAGTAATTACCCATTAAACTTAGATGAACCAACTACTTCTCGCCTTGCAAGAAATGATTCTGACACAATCACCAAAACATTTATCCAAGAACGAAAAGAAAATAAAGTAACTGATGTTCCTACTGCAACTTCTACATGGAGTGAACCAGAAACAAAATATGGTTCTGTTTACCCATACAACAATGTTATGGAAACTGAATCTGGTCACATTGTAGAATATGACGATACACCTGGAAAAGAAAGAATTCAGATTGCACACCGAAATGGTAGTTTTACAGAGTGGTATCCTGATGGTGACAAAGTAGAGAAAATTACAAAAGACAAATACACTATCGTTATGAAAGACGATAATGTTTATATTATGGGAGACTGTAATATTACAGTTCAAGGAAATGCAGAAGTTTATGTGCAGAAAAATGCTAATGTGAAGATTGACGGAAATGTGGAAGTAGAAGTTGGTGGTAACTATAATGAAATTGTTTCGGGTTCTTACACATTGAGGTCGGAAGGAAACATGAAAATTGATGCTCCGAACATCAACTTGAATAGTGGTACACAAGGTGCGGCTCGTATTGGTGATACTGCGGATACTGGAGATGCCGGTAATGCAGTTGGTAGCAATAAAATCGAATCCGGTTCTTCAACAGTTATTATCGGTGGTTAAGATAAATAAACGATGGCAACAGTTACTACAATAGACAATACTACAAGAACCTTCCGAGATTTGGATTTGGCGTTCACTATTCATCCTGTAAGAAAGGATGTCAATGTATTTAAAGGTGAATATGCTGTTATTAATTCAATTAAAAATCTGGTTCTAACAAACCACTATGAACGCCCATTTCAACCTGAATTGGGTAGTAACATTCGCAGACTTTTGTTCGAAAATGTTGATTCTGTTATGGCTGCACAGATAGAACGAGAAGTTGAAGAAACAATCAACAATTTTGAACCTAGAGCTCGTGTCTCAAAAGTTACTGCAACAGCGACACCAGACGAAAATAGATACAGCGTTGTGCTTGAGTTTTTTGTTATCAATAACCCAAGCCCAATCACAATTAATTTTTTCCTAGAACGGATTAGATAAAAATGGCAGACCGTTTAAGAGTTACCGAACTTGATTTTGATACAATCAAGCAAAATTTAAAAAACTTTTTAAATCAACAATCTGAGTTTACAGATTACGATTTTGAAGGTTCTGGCTTAAGTGTTTTAATCGACCTATTGGCCTACAACACTCATTACAATGCATATTATTTAAATATGGTTGCTAATGAATCATTTTTGGATACCGCACTATTGCGTGATTCGGTAGTTTCACATGCCAAAACATTAGGATATGTTCCATATTCCCAAAGAGCACCAATTGCAACAATTAACTTTACTGCACAGTCAGCAACAAGTAATTCTGGTAGTTTGACCATTCCTGCCGGTTTTGCATTTCTGTCAAATCAAATCGACAATACATCATATAACTTTGTAGTGTTAGATGACATTACAGTTTCAAAAGCCAACAATCAATATTACTTTGAGAACTTAGATATTTACGAAGGTCAATTGGTAACATATGTTTTCAATTATGACCAAACATCAAATCCAAAACAAGTATTTAATTTACCTGATGCAAATATCGACACCACAACAATTAAAGTTTCTGCGGTACCTGCAATTGGTAATACACAAGTTACTGTTTATAATAAAATAACAGATGTTTTAGAAGTGACTTCTACTTCAGATGTTTTTTATCTGCAAGAGAATAAGAGTGGTAAGTTCCAAATTTATTTTGGTAACGATATTGTTGGTAGTAAATTGCCTGATGGTGCAGTAGTTTCTGTATCATATTTGGTAACAAATGGTACACTTGCAAACAAGGCCAACAATTTTATTGCAACCGCAACTTTGGTCGATTCTTTAAGTGAGGGTATCAATAGTTTTGTAATTAATCCTATTTCTGCCGCATCTGGTGGTTCATTAAGAGAAAGTGTCGATGAAATTAAATTTGGTGCACCTGCACAGTTCACCACACAGAATCGTTTGGTCACTTTTAAAGATTATGAATCATACATTAAGAAAAATTACCCATCGATAGATTCACTATCTGTTTGGGGTGGTGAAGATGAAACTCCGGCCGTTTATGGTAAAGTTTTTGTGTCATTGAAACCAAAACAAAATTACTATATTTCTGAGACAGAAAAACAAAGAATTATTGATGATATTATTAAACCAAAAGCAATTGTTTCTGTTGGTGCAGAAATTATTGACCCCGAATACTTGTATCTTTTGGTGAACAACTATGTCGAATATGACAAGAACAAAACTACACAAAGTTCTGAAGCAATTAAAACGGCAATTAAAAGTGCCGTATTGTCCTACAATAACACAAATTTAAATAAGTTTGGTGCAACATTTGTTCTTTCTAAATTACAAGATGAAGTAGATGCAGTAAACTTGGCCGCTATTCGTGGTTCAGAAACTCTTTTGAGATTACAAAAGAGATTTGTTCCTGATTTAAATGTATCGAGAACATATGAAATCAAATTTAATGCCGAATTACATCGTGGTACAACAACCAATCGTTTGGCTTCATCTGAATTCGATGTGTTTGATTCTTTAGGTACAAGAAGAACCGCACAGTTAGAAGAAGTGCCAAACTCTTATACAGGTATTACTGAAATCAATGTGACAAATCCTGGTTTTGGTTACACAACCGCACCAACTGTTACAATTACAGGTGATGGTACTGGTGCAACTGCTACTGCAACAATCATCAATGGTCGTGTTCAAAAGATTACTGTTACAAATCGTGGAACAGATTATACGACCGCATTAATTACATTGTCTGGTGGTAATGGTTATGGTGCAACTGCCGTAGCCGTATTAGATTCACGATTTGGTAATTTAAGAACAGTTTATTATGACAACTTTGCACAAAAACAAATTATTAGAGACAGAGCAGGAACAATCGATTACCAAAATGGTATAGTTACTTTAAATGACATAAGATTCCTTTCAGTAAAACCTTCTGATGGTTTTATTCGCATTTCATTAGAATCAGAAAAAGGAATTATTTCTTCTCTAAAGAACACCATTATTACAATTGATGAAACTGACCCTGCAGCAGTCGTAACTGAATTAGTAAGTATCTAATGTCTGATTATAGAACATCGTTACTTGTAAATCGTCAAGTTCCTGAGTTTGTTCGGGAAGAGTATCCTCTATTCATCGCTTTCTTAGAAGCATACTATGAATATCTTGAAAATAAACAAGGCACTCAACTCAATGATTTAACACAAAGGGCAAAAGACTTTAGGAACTTGCCAGATGTTGATGACTCAATTGATGACTTTGAAGAACAATTTTTTAATACCTTTGCATCTTTGGTTTCAAGAGATGTTGCGGTCGATAAAGAATTTTTAATTAAACATGTTCTTCCTCTTTACCTTGCAAAAGGTTCTGAAAACTCATTCAAGTTATTGTTTAGAATGTTGTTTGGTCAAGAACTTGAAGTTAAGTATCCAAAAAATGATGTTCTCAGAGCTTCAGATGGTAAATGGAAAAGAGATGAGGTTATTAAGGTAACCAAAGATGTTTCAACCTATTACACAGGCACCGGAACACAAAAAGAATTTAACCTTTTACAAGAAGCAAAAACAGATGAAGTCACCGTTTATGTTGGCGGTGCTTTACAAACTACTGGTTATTTTACCCGTGCCGAATTAAAGAAAATAGTATTTGCAACCGCACCGGCAAATGGTGTTGAAGTTGAAATTTACTACAAGAATAATATTGTAACAGAGACTTTTAACAATCGTAAAGTTACTGGTCAGACTTCTGGTGCAACTGCACTTATTGAAGAAGTAGAAATTGAAACAATCAATAACGAACAGGTTGTAGAATTTTATGTAAATCCAAAAACAGTTATTGGTGAATTCACAATTGGTGAAACAATTCTAACCGATATTGTTGCAGAAGATGGCAGTTTAGTTCGTATTCGTGCAAGGTCATTCTCATCGTTATTAACTATTACAATTATTGATGGTGGTGCAAACTATAATGTTGGTGACCCTGTTCCAATTATTGTACCTAGTTTTGAAAGACAACCTAAGGCATTTATTTCACGAACATTTAGTGGTAAAATTAACCAAGTTCAAGTTCGTGATGGTGGTGCAGGATTCCAAGTTGCTGCCAATGTCCGTGCAGTAGGAATCCCTGAAGCCGAATTGTTCTTTGCAGTAGGTGGTATCAATTCAACTGGTGCGAACACATCGAATACTTTCACCATTTACTCCAATATTATTTCTGACATTGACCCTGCGAACACATTAATTGGTCTTGGTTCTATTTACAATTTAACAGGCAACTCAGTACCAAATGTCAATGTCGCCACAGTATTGTCACAGGCATTTGGAAATGTATCATATACAACGATTGGTGAAATTAGTAATGTGCAGGTTCTTCTTTCTGAACTCGCAGTAACAACTACACCAACACTTAATGCAGACCCAGCATATGTTGTGATTCCAAATGTAGGTTACACAACAACTAACACAACTGTAACGATTGACACTTTTGGTTCTTTGGGTAAGATGAGAATTATTGATGGTGGTTTAGATTACCTAGTTGGTGATGAAATTCAATTTATCAATCGACCAATGACTTTTGGTTTAGGTGCCGAAGCCGAAGTAATGAATGTTTCTTCTTTTGGTAGAATTACTGAAGTTAAGTTTTTACCACCAAAAATCTCGGGAACTGCTAATGTAACATCTGCATCCAATGTGATGGTTCAAGGTACAGGAACATTGTTTACTTCTGAACTTAAAATTGGTGATAGAATCTATATCAATGGAAACACCAGAACTGTTGTTGTAATTGCTTCAGACACTTCATTGAATGTAAATACTGCATTTGGTCAAAGTTTCACACAGAAAAAAGTTAGAAATTGGAATAAAAACTTAATTGGTGGTTATGGGTATAGACAAGATAGACTGCCAACTACCACAGTTATTTCTGCAAACGGATATGGTGCGAATATTGCAGTAACCGCCATTATGGGTGATGGTGAAGATTTATTCCCAAGAGGCGCCGGTCGTGCAGGTGAAATCCAAGAAATTACAATTATCGACCCAGGTAAAGGTATCAGAACCGCACCACAAATCATTCTTACTGCATTTGGTGATGGAACTGCTGAGGCTAATGCATCAATTAGCCCAACACTACAAGAATTACCAGGTAGATGGACTTCTTCAGATTCGATTTTATCATCATCTGAAAGAAGATTACAAGGCCGAGATTTCTATATTAACTATTCATACTTGTTATCATCGGAAGTTCAGTTTGCCAAATATAAGAAAATCTTTAAAGAACTATTGCATCCTGCTGGATTTAAGTCCTATGCAGAGCTAAATAAACTAAATGAACTAGGTGCAAATAATGTGATAATGAACACATTGACCGCACCAAAGAATATCAGAACGATTTCTGGTACTGTTAATGTTAACAGCACCATTTTTGTTGTTGGAACAGGTACGAAGTTTGCAACTGCGGCAAATTTAGGTCTGATTACTGCAAATTCATATATTGCGGTAAATTCAGAAATTCGCATGGTAAACGCAATTATCAGCGAAACACTATTGACCGTAAGTAGTGCCTTTACAATAACAGCTAACAATGAAGAAGTGGTTGTAATGAATACAGATTACGATGCAATTGCAACAGAAATAACATTAGACGAGATTATTGCTGAGAACGAACTTGTTCTAACAGTAGAATCATAGGAATAGAAATGTCAACGACAATAAAAATAACCGACTTAACTGAATTAACAACGCCCGATTCAAATACGCTGAATACGGTATTTGTGGTCGTTGATAAGAGTAGTGGTGTCTTTACCACGAAACAACTCTCATTAGCCAACTTAGACATTGCAATCGACAATGTGGCAAGTCACGCATTTAATACTGCCAATTCTGCGTATGATAAGGCAAATAGTGCGAACATACTTGCACAAGCAGGTTTCAATGCGGCCAATACTGCACAAGCAGGTGCGACAGGTGCCTTTGCAAGAGCAAACACCGCCAATATCACTGCTGATGCCGCATTTGCTCGTGCCAATATTGCAAACACAATTGCTGACTCAGGATATGCATTTGCCAACTCAGTCAACATTAAAGTTGATAGTGCATATGCGTTTTCAAACATTGTAAACATTAAGACAGATTCAGCGTATGCATTTGCCAATACTGTAAACATCAAAGTTGATTCGGCATATGCTTTTGCTAATGCCGTTAATATCAAAGTTGATGCTGCATTTACATGGGCAAATACAATTAATGTTAAAGCAGATGTTATTTCACTACACGCAAATGCCGCATTTAATCGAGCAAACGCCGCTAATGTTCTCGCACAAGCCGCATTTGATGCTGCTAATGTGGCAAATGCAGGTGTTGTTCAAAGTTCTTTTGATACTGCAAATGCCGCTTTTGCCAAAGCAAACTCTGCAAATATTGTTGCTCAAAGTGCATATGATTTTGCAAACACAGTTAATGCGACATTGTATGTAACCATTACAGATGAAGTTGCGGCTTTTGGAAGAGCAAATGCCGCCAATGTATTAGCACAAGCCGCATTTAATCAAGCAAACACTTCAAATGTTGTTGGTCAATCTGCATTTGCACAGGCAAATTCTGCGAATGTGTTGGCACAAGTTGCATTTAATCAGGCTAACTCTGCAAATATTCTTGCACAAGCGGCATTTAATAATTCAAATAACGCTTTCACTAGAGCGAACTCTGCGAATGTCTTAGCACAAGCCGCATTTGATTACGCAAATACAGTTTCAGTATTGGGTAATGATTTTATTCGTAATGCAGCCAATACTGCCAATGGTGCTTTCATACACGCCAATGCCGCTTATAATCAAGCGAATACTGGTGTTACAACTGCCGCACTTGCATTTAATACTTCAAATACT